CAGTTAGGAACTAAAAATCAACAGTATTGGAACATCTTAGGTGTTTCTGTATTAGATTATTTTGATTTGTATAAAAAGTTTACCTATGTTAGACAAGAAAGTTACAAACTAAATTATATTGCTAAAGTTGAATTGGGCGAATCTAAATTAGATAATCCATATGAAACATTTAAAGACTTTTATACAAAAGATTATCAAAGATTTGTTGAATATAATATCCAAGATGTAGAATTAGTTGATAGACTTGAAGACAAAATGAAGTTGATTGAACTTTGTTTAACAATGGCCTACGACTATAAAGTAAATTACACAGATGTTTATTCCCAAGTAAGATGTTGGGATACTTTAATCTACAATCACTTAAAATCTAAAAACATAGTTATACCACCAAGAGAAGAACACGAAAAGGATACACAATATGAAGGTGCGTATGTAAAAGATCCGCAATTAGGATTACACAAATGGATTGTTTCTTTTGACCTTAACTCACTTTACCCACATTTAATTATGCAATACAATATAAGTCCTGAAACATTTATAGGTGTTGAGCCTAAAACAATAGGTGTTGAAAACTTTTTAGATGAAAGATTAAATCTTAAATGGGCGAAAGAACGTAACATAACAATTGCTCCTAATGGTGCTATGTTTAAAAGAGACAAACAAGGTTTTCTTGCTGAGTTGATGGAAAAGATGTACAATGAACGAGTAATTTATAAACAAAAGGCAATTGATGCTAAAAAAGAATTTCAAAAGACAAAAGATCCAATTTACTCTAATGAAATATCTCGTTGTCATAATATACAAATGGCAAAAAAGATTTCTTTAAACTCTGCCTATGGTGCAATTGGTAATCAATACTTTAGATACTTTGATGTAAAACAGGCAGAAGCGATCACACTTGGTGGTCAGTTGTCTATTCGTTGGGTTGAAAGAGACGTAAACAAGTTTATGAATAAAATTTTAAATACAACAAATGTAAATTACATAGTTGCTTCTGATACAGATTCAATTTATCTTAGATTAGATCAACTAGTACAAAAAGTTTGTAAAGATAAAACAATAAATCAGATAGTTGATTTTATAGACAAGGCCGCAAAAGAAAAAATACAAAAAGTCATTGACGATAGTTTTCAAAATCTTGCTAATTATGTAAATGCTTATTCGCAAAAAATGATTATGAAACGAGAAGCAATCGCAAATAAAGGCATATGGGTTGCTAAAAAAAGATATATGATGAATGTATTTGATGAAGAAGGTATTAGATATGAAATACCTAAGTTAAAGATTATGGGTGTTGAAGCAGTTAAATCATCTACACCTGAAGTATGTAGAGGTAAAATTAAAGACGCAATAAGAGTAATAATGAATCAAAATGAAGAAGATTTAATTAAGTTTGTAAACGACTTTAAAAAAGTATTCAGTACATTATCGGCTGAAGAAGTTGCGTTTCCTAGGTCTTGTAATAACTTAAACAAATATGTTGACACAGGTAACATATATAAAAAAGGAACACCTATACACGTAAAAGGTGCTTTAATTTATAATCATTATTTACATAAACGTAAATTAGAATACAAGTATCCAATTATCAATGATGGTGATAAGATAAAATTTTTAATGTTAAAACTACCAAACACAGTTAAAGATACTGTAATTTCATTTTCTACAAAAATACCTTATGAGTTTAATTTACACAAGTTTATAGATTATGATACACAATTTGAAAAGACATTTACTGATCCTTTAAAATTTATTTTAGATTCTATTGGGTGGAAACTTGAAAGAGAAGCAAGTTTAGAAAGTTTTTTTGTATGATATTAAATATGATTATATTGTACTTAGTTGTTATGTGGTCAGCAAGAATCGGAATGTTGATTGCTTTAAAAACTAAAATACCAATATATCAATTTGCTTTGTTATTACTTGCTATAAAATTTTTGTTTGATACTTATGGAATTTCCTAATAAAAAATATAAAGTCATATACGCTGATCCGCCTTGGTACTTTAAATCGTTTTCAAGTAAAGGCGAAGGACGAAATGCTACACGTCATTATAGTTGTATGAATTTGCAAGATATAAAAAATCTTCCTGTTACTGAAATTTCTGATGATGATTGTACTTTGTTAATGTGGGTTACAGATCCTTTTTTACAAAAATCATTTGAAGTTATTGAGTCGTGGGGCTTTGAATATAAAACTGTGGCATTTACTTGGGTAAAGACAAATAGAAAGTCTGATGGATACTTTACAGGTTTAGGATATTGGACTAGAGCTAATCCTGAAATGTGTTTATTGGCAACAAAAGGTAAACCAAAAAGAATCAGTAGTAGTGTAAATCAATTATTAGTTTCAAAAAGGAGAGAACATAGTAGAAAACCAGATGAAATGTACAGTAAAATAGAGGACTTATTATCTGGACCCTATATAGAATTGTTTGCTAGAACTCAAAGACAAGGTTGGGATAGTTGGGGAAATCAAGTTGACAAATTTGAATAAAAATGTTATAATAGATATTATGGATTACTTATACAAATACGCAAATCAAAATAAATTACCAATAATGAATCAAACTGTGTTTGAACATTATACAAAGACTATTGGTAAAGAACAATTTAGATTAGACTTATCAGAATATATTGCCAAAGAACGACCTGTATTTCCTTTAAAAAGTATTACCTTAGAAGAAGTTAGAAATGATTTTTTTGAATTGTCTAAATTAGATACAAGTAAATATTTAAAAGTTGATGTTAATGATGTTATGGAAAAATATGATGATTACAAATACAATTATAAACAATATGGTCTAGGTGTTATAGACGCACCATCTACATTTAATAGTATTTCAAATTATTTTCAACAAGCATTAAGATTAAACTGTTCAAGTTATAGTTTTAAAGCACCGATTGATGTGTGGACTAATGGTACACCTAAAGACATATGGAAATGTTTAGGCCCTATATGGCGAGGTATCAATGGTATGAAAAAAGTAACCATTGATGGTAAAGAAGAATTAAGAGGTGGTGAATTAACTGAAGCAAGTTATATGAGTGCATTTAGATTGGGCACTTACATTGCAACACAATTTAAACCAAATGTGGCTAGAACTATTTACGATATGACAAATGCAAATACTGTATTAGATACAAGTTGTGGTTGGGGAGATAGACTTGCTGGTTTTTATACAAGTAATGCTAGACAATATACAGGTTGCGATCCAAATCCAAACACTTATGCTAACTATATGGAACAAGTAGCAGAGTATGAAGAATTTTTAGGCAATCCTGAACCAACAATATATGAAAGAGTTGACAATCAAGGTAGAAATTATTTTGAGTGTATGGGTAAAAAATACGTAAGAATTTATAGATGTGGTGCAGAAGATTTACCTTGGAATGAAATTAAAAATATTGATTGTGCCTTTACAAGTCCACCATATTTTTCTACTGAAGAATATAACAAGGGTGGTGAAAGTGAAGAAGATCAATCTTGGTTTAAGTTTAATCAATATGAAAAATGGCGTGATGATTTTTATTTACCAGTATCTAAAAATAGTTTTAATTCTTTATCATCTACTGGTCATTTATTTGTTAATATTATGGACCCTAAAGTTAAAAATACAAGATATAAAAGTTGTGATGAATTAGTAGATAGTTTAAAAGAACACTTTGTAGGTCAAATAGGAATGAGAATTATGCAAAGACCTAAATCTGATAAGTTATTTGAAAGTGAAGAGGCTAAACAAGAGTTTATGAATAAAACATACATAGAAAATGTTTGGTGTTTTTCGAAAAATAAAAGTTTAGACTATTTTAGATTTGCTCGAAAGGCAACTTTGCCTATTTAAATAAATAACTATGTCAATGACAATTTCAGAATCATCATATAAAGATTTAAAAGAGTATTGGGACTATCAAAGAAAGATAGAATACAATAAAGAGCTTTTAAAGAACTCATTAAAACAAATGGACATAGGTCCTTTAGGTCCTAAAATGGACATAGATGATATGTTTGATAGTATTTGGGTTAAAGTAGATGAAGATGATTATGAAAATCCGCCTAAAAATTGGATACCTAAAAATGACAAATTAAAGTTTGATTGGGAAACCGACAATCTAAAAGGTAGACCAGTTATATTACGTGCTAAAAAACAAAATGAGGATAATAATATATAAAAAATTTGATAACTATATGATATATGATTTTGAATCAAAGGAACTTGACAAAATACTCAAAATATGTTATGATTTAAATATAAAAAGAAAACAAATAAGTATTGTTTTCAATGAACAAGAACAGGATGATTATGAACGACTTTCTAAAGGATATAATTAAAGAAACAGGTAATGAATACGCTTCACTCGTAAGTGAAGGACTTGACGCAGGAGATGTAGATAGTTTTATAGATACAGGCTCATATACTTTTAATGCGTTACTATCAGGTAGTATCTATGGTGGTTTACCATCAAATAAAATTACAGCAATTGCTGGAGAAGCTGCTACGGGTAAAACATTTTTTGCATTAGGTATTGTAAAAAACTTTTTAGATAAAAACAAAGACGCAGGTGTTATTTACTTTGAGTCTGAAAGTGCATTAACAAAAGAATTAGTTGAAAGTCGTGGTGTTGATAGTAAACGAATGGTTGTTGTTCCTGTTGCAACCGTACAAGAATTTAGACATCAATCAATTAAAGTTATTGACAAATACATAGAACAACCTGAAGAAAAAAGAAAACCTTTAATGTTTGTTTTAGACAGTTTAGGTATGTTATCTACTACAAAAGAAATGGAAGATACTGCCGAAGGTAAAGAAACAAGAGATATGACAAGGTCTCAAATTGTTAAGGCTGCCTTTAGAGTATTAACTTTAAAATTAGGTAAAGCAAAAGTACCAATGATTATGACAAACCATACTTATGATGTTATTGGTTCAATGTTTCCACAAAAAGAAATGGGTGGTGGTTCTGGATTGAAGTATGCTGCTTCAAACATTGTATATCTATCTAAAAGAAAAGAAAAAGATGGTACACAAGTTATAGGAAATATCATACATTGTAAAAATTACAAGTCAAGGCTTACAAAAGAAAATGCTATGATAGATGTAAGATTGACTTATGACAAAGGATTAGATAAGTATTATGGACTACTTGATTTAGCAGTTAAACATAATATATTTAAATCCGTATCAACAAGGATAGAATTACCAGACGGAAGTAAACAGTATGCTAAAACTATCAATAATGAACCTGATAAATTCTTTACTAAAGATATTCTCAATCAGATTGACGAAGCTGCCAAAAAAGAATTCCTCTATGGCGCAGAATAAAAAGTACGTTTTTGCTCAACGAGATATAGATGATTATTCCTGTATCAAGTTGACAGAAACACCATATAATGATATAATATACACTTATAATAATGTTAAATTTGCATCCGAAGAAAATGAACAAGGACAATTACCATTAAAATTTACGTATGAAGTTAAAAAAAATCCTAATAATGTTGACACAACATCAACTGAATTTAGGAATTATATAGGTGATATATTAATTGAAGTAATAGAGGAACAATTAGAAAATGGCAGCATTAAATTCAAATGATAGATTTGAAAAAACATTATTATCAAATTTAGTTTACAACGAAGACTTTACTCGTAAAGCACTTCCTTTCATTAAAGAAGACTATTTTAAAAGTAAAGAAGAAATAGTCCTTTTCAATATCATTAAAAACTTTGTTGTCAAGTATAATAATCTTCCTAGTAAAGAAACTATACTTATTGAACTATCAAATTTAAAATCTATAACCGAAGAAGAATTTAAAGTTACTAAGTCATTATTAAATGAACTAAATGCTGAAACAGTTGATATACAATGGCTAATAGATACAACTGAAAAATTTTGTAAAGACCGTGCTGTATATAATGCTGTACTATCAGGTATAAAAATTATAGATGGTAAAGACAAGAAACAAACTCCAGAAACCATTCCTCACATACTGTCCGAAGCACTTGCTGTAAGTTTTGACAATCATATAGGACACGATTACTTAAATCAAACAGATGACCGATTTGAATATTACCATAGAGAAGAAGAAAGAATTAAATTTGATTTAACTTATTTCAATCGTATTACAAAAGGTGGTTTACCACCTAAGACTTTGAATGTAGCACTTGCAGGTACTGGTGTTGGTAAATCTTTGTTTATGTGTCACGTTGCTTCTTCAATGATAAGTCAAGGTAAAAATGTATTGTATATCACTTTAGAAATGGCTGAAGAAAGAATTGCTGAAAGAATTGACGCAAACTTATTAGATGTAACTATTGATGAACTTTATGAAATGCCTAAGTCGTTATATGATAATAAAATTTCTAAGTTACAAAGTAGAGTAAATGGTCAATTAATTATTAAAGAATATCCTACAGCTTCTGCTCACGCAGGACACTTTAAAGGTTTATTAGATGAACTATCTTTAAAAAAATCATTTAAACCTAACATAGTATTCATAGATTACCTAAACATTTGCTCAAGTAGTAGATTTAAAGGCGGTAATATATCATCTTATTTTTATATTAAGGCAATTGCTGAAGAACTAAGAGGACTTGCAGTACAGTATGATGTACCAATTGTGTCTGCTACTCAAACTACAAGAAGTGGTTTTATGTCAAGTGATATTGGTTTAGAAGATACCTCAGAGTCTTTTGGTCTTCCTGCAACAGCTGATTTTATGTTTGCTCTTATTTCAAATGAAGAACTTGAACAATTAGGTCAAATGAAAGTTAAACAATTAAAAAATCGTTATAATGATCCTGCAATCAATCGTGCTTTTATTTTAGGTGTAGATAGAGCAAAAATGAGATTATATGATGTAGAACAATCTGCTCAAAATCTATCAGACGGCAATCAGGAATCAAAAGAACAAATTGAAAGTCCATCAGGACCACAACCTGCTGACGCATATGATAAATTTTCTGGATTTAAAATATGACAAAAAATAAAAAACACTCTAACAGAGGATCTTCAAAACTATCTAGGATGGCTAATAAAAAGGTTAATCCTAAATCTATGCCTAAAATTTATTATGTATCAGAAATGATAATGAAAAATAATGAAATTGTTTGGAGGGCAGTTGAAAGACCTAGTGGGATTGTAATTAAAGAATCTTTTTTTGAAGAAGACATTAAAAAAATTGTTAAGAGACAAAACACAAACAAGACATTTGGAATATTTGGTTTTCCTAAATGGTTTGATTGTCGCACAGATGAAGAAATCGCACAGATAAGAAAGTCAAAATAAACATACATAAATATATGTATGGCCATCATTAACGGTATCAACATATCAGAAGCAGAATTTACTCGTATGCAAGAGTTGGGAACAGCTCACATACTAATGAGAGCGTTTAAAGATAATGTTCGATTTGAGAACGTAGAGTCTATCATTAAAGATTCAAAAACTAAAAAAGGTTTAGAGGACATATTTAAACTTAATAACAAACCTATATTCAAATTTAAATCACCCATAGATAAAAAAACACCTGAAGGTAAATGGCTAACAACATTTTACTTACAACAAGAAAAAATGTTGAAAGAATTTAGTAATGCTAAATTTAAAGTATTTAACCGAGAAGGTGGTTTTATGCAATTCATTACCGATTTAATTAGAGCAAAGTTTAATATACCAAGAAAAGATACTTGGAATCCAGCAGATATTTGGTTGATAAAGGAACCAATGATATTTCGAAAAAAAATAGAAAAAGAATTAGAAGGACCTAGTGGTACTCAAACAGTAAAAGAACTAAATGCCATTATGAGATCAATGTTTAAAAAAAGAGAAGTTGTAGGCATATCTTTAAAATTAATTTCAGGTCAACAAGCAAAATATGAAGAAATAAATGTTGATGACAAGTTTTATGAAAAACTTGAACAAAAAACAGGTGAGTATGATTTAAAGTTAGGTAAAGTCATTTTAAAATTAGATTTAGACAGAAATAAATTTAAAACAAAAGACTCAAATATTTTTTTGTTTGATTCTAATAATAAAGAAGTTGCAAAGTATCAGTTAAAAGGTAACACAACATCCAGACTTTCAAATCTAGTATTTGAACCAGTAGAAAAAGCTGCAGGTTCAGCAAGACTAGGTAAAGCACCATTAGAGTTGGTTCAAAAACTTGCCACATTTTACGATAAAACACTTTACAATAATCAAACAAAACAAAACACCAATTATCCTACAAATGAAAAAGAATTTACAAAAAGAGAAAAAGAATATGTAATGATATTTGAACGATTGTCTAAAAACAATTTAGTAAAAGAAATAGGTGTTAAAAGTAAAAAAGAATTTATAGATAATTTTACAAAGGCTTTTAAAGGTCCAGAACCTTGGATTGCAAATGTTAAATTAATGCAAATGTATTTTATAGATAAAGTTTTGCAATTAAAAGCAGATAAAAGAGACGAATTTTTAACAGATTTATTATTTGTATCACAGAAAAAAGGTCGTAAAGTATTTGATTTTGGCCCATTTGGTAAGTTATATTAATTATAAATAGTATCGTAAGTAGTGATTTATTGATGGAATAGTGTGATTTTTCGCTTGACAAAAGCGTAATTTTTTGATATAATGGACATAGTGGGAGACAAATGTACAGTTTTAAACAATATTTGTTTGAGGCAAAAAATACACACCTTGAACATTTAGAAGACGAAATTATCAATAATGGCTATGAAGGTGGCCTTAACGCAGTAGAATTTCTTAAATCATTAAGAAATATGCTTACTGGTTCATCACGTTCTAAAGTTAATCTTTCAGTTAAATGGGATGGTGCACCAGCAGTTTTCTGTGGTATCAATCCAGAGAACGGCAAATTTTTTGTTGGTTCAAAATCAATTTTCAACGTAACTCCCAAAATCAACTACACACAAGCAGACATTAGAAAAAATCACGAAGGTGGTCTTGCAGATAAACTATCTGTATGTTTAAAAGAATTACCAAAACTTAATATCAGAGGTATAGTACAAGGAGACTTGTTATTTACGCCTGGTGATATTAAATCAGTAAGTATAAGAGGTGAAAATGCTATTGCATTTAGACCAAATACTATTACTTACGCTGTACCAGAAAATACTGATCTTGCTAAAAAAATCTTACAAGCAAAACTAGGCATTATCTTCCACACTACTTACACAGGCCGAAAGATGACAGATTTAAAAGCAAGTTTTGGCGTTAATGTAAATCGTTTTACAAAGACGCCATCAGTATTTTTTGATGACGCAAGTTATAAAGACGCTTCAGGTGTTGCTACATTTTCTGCTACAGAAAGTGAACAATATGATTCACTATTAAGAATGGCAATGGGTTCAATATCAAAAGGTAAAAGAATTTTAGATTTATTAAAAAGACAAACAAACTTATTATCAGTAGGTGCAAGATTAAAGATTTTCTTCAACACAATGATAAGAGAAGGTCAAACTATAGGTAATGTTAAAAGACTACAAGCAGATTTTAGAAAATATTATGCTTCAGTTTTAGATGATGAAGTTTCAACTAAAAAAACAGAAGCTGCAAAAAGAAAATATGAAACAATACGAAATGAAGGTTTAAGATTTATTGATTCTTATTCAGATGAAATATATTTTGCAATTGCAAGTTATGTTACTTTACAAAGAGTTAAAAATTATTTGGTAAGTAAAATGAATCAAATTAAATCAATAGGAACTTTCTTACAAAAAGATAATGGATTTGAAGTAACAAATCCAGAAGGTTATGTCGCTGTAGATAGAATGGGCAACGCCGTTAAATTAGTAGATAGATTAGAGTTTAGTACAGCAAACTTTA